TCCCGGAATTTTATCAGAGACTTGAGAATTATCTTGGAATAACTGCCGAAGTGGAGGGATTATGATTATAAAATATATAATTATGTTTTTATTAAGACTAATATTTATGCCTTTTATTATAGCTATACTTATTATAACTGCTTCAATTACATATATGAGTATAGATAAAGATTGGCCTTATTGGAAATCCTTTAATGAGTTAGTTATTGAATTACTTCCTTGGTCTAAATACAAGAAGTAAACAGGATTTATTATGACAAAATATAAAGTAGGCCAACTATCTGAACAGAAAGCTCCTATCACGCCTGGCTCTAACTGTTGCCTACATAAAAACATCGTGCCACTCGAAATAGGTTTTGCATCCAAGAGCTGGCCGAACGGCTATAAGAATGAGCCAAATTATAACTTTGCTATCAACATCATCAGTGCAAATGTTATTCGAGTTCGTTCTTATCTTTGCTTAGATTGTAAGCAGGAAATAAAGGCTCCGAATCCAGGAGCATTGACTAAGGATAGGATATGAAAAAATCAGAGCTCAGATCTGTTCTTAATAAATTTGGATATCAATTCTTAGAACAAATAAATAATGATATTTCAAAAATCTTATTTGAAATAAAACGAGATCCTAGAAAGAGAACTAATATGACTTTAGATACATTTATCAACACTTTAGATGAAGAATTAGAATCTAGAGAACGAGGAGAATAAACATGACAGGTGCTAACAATGGAACTCCTGTACAAATGGAAAATCTATTTGAAGAATCCTTAAAGAAAGTTATAGAAAAAATTAGTAAGTCTAATAAACTTATATCAATCAAACCTACTAAACTAATATTACCACAAAATGTTATAGATTATCTTGCAGATTTAGGTTATGATTCACAAGAAAAAATAAACGAATTAATAATTGAGCTAACTAAGGATCAGTCATGATAATCCCTAGCATATCAACTACAGCATCACCGCAGAAAGAAGGTTCTTTCAATGCATTAGCTGTAGAGTGCGCTCCAACTGACAACATACTCACGGCTGAGATTGCTATGGTTGGCGAAGCTCCAGGCGAAATCGAAGTCCTGAAGAATGAACCTTTCGTAGGTCCAACAGGCTCTCAGCTTAATCGCATCTGCGCAGCAGTCAGACTAGCAAGATATAAAATCTATCTCACTAATGCTTGCAAAGCTAAGTTCCCCAAAAACAATACCGCTGTCTTATGGACTGATAAAGGCTATCGGCATCCAGACTGGAGCAAGTTGCAAGCAGCACTAATTGACGAGCTTGCTCAATTTCCAGGCAAAATCATAATGTTGCTCGGTGCAACTCCAATGAGGTTATTGCTAGATGAGCCTAAGTTCGATTCAATTACAAAATATCGTGGTTCATTCTACCATGCTGAAGACTTCCCACATTTAAAAGAAAAACTGGCTGGCAAAATAATAGGTTTGTCTTACCACCCATCTTTCACCCTCCCATACGGGCAGCCAATCCACTTTTATACAATGATTGCAGACTTCACGAAAGCCTTGCGGATTATTGAAGATCCAGAATTGCTTACTGATAATGTGGAAATAAAAATCAAGCCTAGCTTTGAAGAAATCATGCAGTTCTACGCATTGATTAAGACAAAGCAATATGTAGCCTTTGACATCGAGGCTACGCCAGAATTTATTACCTGCTATTCATTGGCTGTATATCACGATAACAAGATTCTATCCATGTCTGTTCCTCTAATGAACAACCAGGGCAATTATTGGACAACAGGAGAAGAGATAAAAATCTGGACTGGCTTAGCTGAAATACTTAACAATGAAGCCATAGGTAAGATTTGTCAAAATGGAATGTTTGACATCATGTTTACTTTTCGCACCATGATGATCAAAACAGATAACTTTTATTTTGATACCATGCTGGCACAGCACATATGTTATACGGAACTTCCAAAAGGTCTTGATTATTTAACTTCAACTTACACATACTATCCATATTATAAGGACGAAGGAAAGCAATCTCACCTTAAGGCCATAAAGAACTGGCCACAATACTGGACTTATAATGCCAAAGACTCAGCATACTTATTGCCAATCACTGAGAAGCTTCTTGAGGAGTTAGGCGAGTTCGATTCTATGGATGCTATGGATTATACAATGAATCTCCATAAGCCACTCATGGAAATGGAATTCAATGGCATCTTGACTGATCCAGCAGGCATTGAAAATAAAAAGAAAGAACTTGAGCTTGAACTGATTGATCTGCAAAAAAAGTTGAATGAGTTGGCTGGAAAAGAATTAAATATGTCTTCATCGAAACAAATGATCTCATATTTCTATGGCATTTGCATGATCAAACCATATGTAAATCGCAAAACTGGAGCTATATCGTGCGATGCTGTAGCTCTTCACAGAATTGCTAAGAAAGGAGTTAAAGGTTCTGCAGAAGCTAGAGTTATCATTCGTATGCGTGAGTTACAGAAACTCATTTCAACTTATTTTAATGTTGCAGTAGATGAGGATAATAAGCTTCGTTGTAATCATAAAATATCTGGAACAGTCTCAGGCAGGATTGCCACTGAAAAGACATACTTTGGAACCGGCACAAACTTACAGAACCAGGTCTATATTTTTAAGTATTACTTATTGGCTGATCCTGATTGGATTTTATGTGAATGTGATCTTGCCAAAGCGGAAGCTCATGTAGTTGCATATCTTACTCAAGATGCTAACATGATTCAATCATTCGAATCTGGTATTGACGTGCATAGCTTTAATGCAAGTAAGATATTTGGAGTTCCAATTGAAGATGTAATTCATGAAGCGAAGACTAAAAAGGCTGATCAAAAATCAACAATGAGATATATGGGAAAGAAGGTTGTTCATGCATCTAATTATTCAATGGGTGCGCAGACTTTCTCTGACAATCTTGCAAAAGAAGAAATTTTCAAATCTCAATCAGATTGCAAGAGGCTACTTGATAATTATTCTGATCGCTTCCCTGGACTGAAACGCTGGCATAGATCAATCGAAGAAGAGGTTCAAAAGAATCGAGTTCTCTACAACTTATTTGGCCGACCTCGCAGGTTCTTAGGTGAAATGAATGCAGCATTATTCAGGAATGCTTATAGCTACAAGCCTCAGTCAACAGTTGCAGAGTTGCTCAATCGTGGAATGATTAAAGTAGTGAATGATCCTAGGCTCGGCAAAGACGGATTTGATATTCGCTGTATGACAACTGTCCATGACTCGTTTGTATTCAGGTTTCACAAAAGCCAGATTCCAAACTTGCCTCAGATCCTTCTTATCATTAAAGATCATCTGACACATACGTTTACTTACAAAGGAAAGAGTTTTACCATTGGCTTGGATGCTAAGATTGGCACTCAATGGGCAGGTAACACTGCTGAAATCAGTAAGTTTACTCAGGAAGAATGTGATAAAGCAATTGAAAAGATAGGATTCTAATATGCATAAATTAAAAATCAAACTATTAAAATGGCTTGGTATTATTTCTCTTGATTGTAAAGTTAATTCATTATATGGAGAACTTAGAGCATTACAAAGAATCTTTAAAGAGCGTACTGATTATCATTTAGATATTCATCAGTATGAAGGTAGTAATTCTCAAATAATTATTATTGGTAAATATAAGAAAAGAGACTTTGTTAAATGTTATTCTATTTCAGCTAATGATTTAGATTCTTTAATTAGACATTGTAAAGATCTTGAGGTAACTGCTAAGATAGGTAAAATAGATGTATGGCCTGATGTTAGTGCAGTTATTAAGCATGAAGTTAATTACGAAAAGTATTAAATTTAAGAGATAACAAAAATGGGAAAGCCCATTCAACAATCGTATGTTGCTATTCAAGGAACCTTTTCATGTCGAGGCAATTAGATAATTGGTTAGCTCATTATATGAAGTACACACAGCGAACAGAGCCACCAGAACTTTACCATCTTTGGAGCGGACTAACTGCAATAGCTTCTGCCTTGCGAAGAAAGTGCTATTGTAACTGGGGAGCACTTCGTGGTTATGTTTATCCAAACTTATTCGTTTCTCTTGTCGGTCCACCTGGAGGACGGAAAGGCACAGCCATGAAAATTGCAAAGAGCTTTGTCCAAAAACTAGATGTTAATATCGGAGCAGATTCGCTAGGATCCACCCAAGCGTTGTATAGAGAACTCATGGACAGCGAAGATACTTATGTTGATCATGCTGGACTTACTCGCAAGCATAAGAGCGTATCAATCTGGTCAGAAGAATTTCAAGTCTTCCTGAACGACAGAGATCAAATGCTTCTAGCATCCCTAACCGATCTGTTCGATTGTGCAGATACTTGGAAGTATAAAACCCTAGCAAGAAAGACTGAAGACATATCCAATTGTTGGCTAACGCTCTTTGGTTGCATAACTCCTAGTCTTTTGCAATCTAAGTTGAGTCAAGATGCTGTTGGTGGTGGCCTGATCTCTCGGATTATTTTCGTAGTTGGCCAAGGTCCAAAGCAAAGAAGAGCCTTACAGTTTTTAACTGAAGAAGAGGAAGATACACAAAAGAAGTTAGAAAACGACTTGCAGGAAATTGCAAACCTATCTGGACAGTTCACCCTAAGTAAGGATTTTCTCAAAACTTATGTACGTTGGTATGAGCAAGACTATGACGAGTCTGGTGTGCCCAGCGAGCGATTCTTAGGCTATAATCATAGAAGGCCACTGCATTTGAACAAGGTCTGCATGTTGGTATGTGCTGCCGAGTCTGACGATATGATCATTACGGCTGAACATTTCGAGCAAGCCCTAGCTATAATGCAAGCAACAGAACTTGAAATGCCAAACGCTTTCTATGGCCTTGGTTTGTCAAGCCAGGCTAACATCTATGCAAAGATACTTTCATTCATTGATAATCACGAATCTTTTGAGTGGACAGAACTGGTTAGGAACTTTCACCTGGATGTAGACAACATACCTCAGCTACGAGGCTATGTTGAAATGGCTGAGCAATCTGGGATACTCAAAGCAGAGAATTCTGCTACAACTTGCAGATATACCACAATTCGTAAGCAACAAAAGCTTCGTGACCCAACGTATCTTGATAGAACAGTCTTTAGATTGATGGACAGAAATGTTATTAAAAATCAAATGGAGAAAAACTGAATGACACCAGCTACAAAAGTACTCTTTTTCGACACTGAAACATCTGACTTTATTAAAAAAGCTCTTTCTGCCAATGATCCCGAGCAAGCCTGGACAGTACAGATCGGAGCAATTCTTGCCAGCCAAGAAGAAGAATTTGATCAAATGAATGTCATCATCAAAAGTAATGGCCGGTCAATGAATTATTATGCACAAGAAGTGCATGGCATTACCATTGAACGAGCCGACCAAGAAGGAATAGATGAACTAATTGCTGCTGAACAATTTGGCCTAATGCTCCGACAGGCAGATTTGGTTGTATGTCATAACTTTGCCTTTGATTGGAACTACGTTTACCAGATGATGGAACGCAACTTGGAAGAGTTGTCAGACCTGGCGAGAAGTGCATTTTATCTTGACCTGCCAAACCATTGTACCATGAAAGATAAGGCTGTGGTAAAAATGTGTGGATTGAAAAACAAGGCTGGACGTGCAAAATGGCCCAAGCTAACCGAGTTGCATGAACACTTATTTGGTGAAAGATTTGATGGAGCACATGACGCGCATGCAGATATCAGTGCAACTAAGAGATGCTTTTTTGAATTGGTGAATCGAGGAATTGTTACTCCGAACCTGGAGGATTGAAATGACTATGGATAAAATGGTAATGATATCTTACTTGCGAAGCCCATACGGTATTGACGAAAATGAATTACGTGCAGCAAGATTACAAGCTGCTGATGAACTTGAAAGACTTTATAAGATTGAAAAAGGCTTGAAAGATCTTGTATCAAAAATAGAAAAACATAAAGATGATTTAAAAGGAGAAAACTATGTTGGATAATAATGAAGCTGCAATGGCAAAAGGAATGACATGTAAAGAATCATTAGAAGATATAGCTGCTAGGATAAAGAAACAGCTTGATATACATAAAAATTTATACATACCACTTGTTAAATATTTAGAATCAGATCAAGGATATAATTTTAATTCTGAAGAAAGAAAAACTTTATATGCTCTTGTAGGAAGAATATCTATGAAAGTGCCAAGACTTGAAGCTGAATATCAAGCTTATCTAGCTAGGATTGAGGCAAGTGAAAAGTAGAATATAAACAAATAATATAAAAGCCATTACTAAATCTAATGGAATGGCTTTTAGTATATAATTATCAATGGAGCTTAACTATGCAAATTGATCCTTGTCCATCAGAAGAAGATTACGAATCTGGTCCTTCATTACGAGCAGCTGAATGGCAAAACTTTGCTACTAGAGTCTTCAATCATATTGAATCCTACACAGTGCCACAATACGGAGATAAGGGTAACGATCAATGTTCAGAATTTAGCGAAGCTGACTTTATCACTCAAATGAAAAAGTATCTAAATCGTTATGGAAAGAACTCTCGTGAAGGCCAACAGAGGCTTGACCTGCTAAAGATTGCACACTATGCAGGGATGCTTTATACAAAACTAGCTGAAGAAACCCAAGAGCTTGATAAAATAATCATGCATGAATAAGGATATTTATGGAAATCCAAAAATTCATAATCACTATCCAGTGGGGAAAAGGCCTCCATTATGTTGCATCTACTTGTGCAACTGAAAAACGTGCATCAGAATTAGTTGCTTTCCATACTGGAAGATGTGATAAATTAAAACTTAAAACCAGACGTGGAGCTAAAGCAACTGTTCGATCATGGCAATTAGTAACAGAGTCTAAGTGA